CTGATAAATGCACTACGCTCTTTTACAGCTTCGGAAACGTATGCAGCAAAGTTATTTCTCTTAACAATGTCCGCTAATAGGACACCGCCAGAGTAATTCTGAAACGGAGCAGCCATTCAGATTTACCATTTTTTAAGTTTTTGCGATCCCCTAGTCACAGACTAAGGCATTAATCTCACAGAGATTAACTACTTTTTTGAGCCTCCTGCTTGAGCACTGCTGCAAGTTGAGGGTTCTGTTCTGATATTAGCATTTGTTGAGTTATATTGCCCGTTTTCCAAGGGTTTACCTGCCCTCCACCTGCATTTGATACAGGACTAGGTTTCGCACCCATTCCAGCAGCACTACTAGGCTTGAAATGATGTTCCCAACCACTTCCAGGATTCTTGAGACTTGTTAAGTATGCAGTTAAATCTTGTTCAACTCCACCATTTAAAATAACAACCTTACCATCAGCATTTCTTTGTAAATTGCTTTGCAATAATGACAGAGTTTGTTCTGCATTTATAGCACCAAGATTACTGATAGCAGCCAAAGCTGTTTGTTTTGTAGAAGCCATCTCATTAGAAGTTTTCATATCCTCTAAACTTTGCTTCAAAGACATATTCTCTTGCTGCATCTCTTGGTTGGTTTTATTTGCTTCCTCCCAAAGAGTTTTCCATTGTCCTTGATCTTCTAACTCTTGTTTGCGTTGTTGATCTTTCTGCTTATAAACATCATCCAGTTTATTTTTGATGCCTTTAAATTTTTCTTCACCATCGGCTACTTGTTTTCGTAAAGCAGATAATTGTTGTTCATATTCTGCTTTTACAGAATCAAGATTTGGTGCTTGTGGTTGTGTTTCTGAAGGAGTTTCAGTCACAGACTGTTCAGCGTTGGTCACAGACTCAGGCTGAATTACTTTTTCTTCGATTGTCATGAATTAATTAATCAGATAATGGACTAGAGGTTTTCTTTTTTGAAACTTTTTTTTTAGTTTCTGTTGTAGCTTCAGTTTTAGCTATCTCTGGTTGAAATTCAACCATTTCCCACTTATAAGATCCATCAGATTGAAGAACCTTGTCTAAAGATTTGCCCATAGTAATTTATGTACTTGCTTTCTAGTTTACCAAACTATTCAAATTTGGCCTCATTTGCTGAAGGTAGCACTTCTCCCTGCACTAAAATATCTCTAAATTCTTCTCTATCAATAACCTGTTGATCGAATAATGATGTTAAGGCTGTAATATCTTGACCAATCAATCTTTCAATATCAAAGTCTCTACTAATTTTCACTTCTGGTGGTTCAATACCTACATATTCAGCAGATAAATTAAATGCTTTTTGAAGTTTCTGCTCTAATTCCATAGAAACCATCGCAAGCATTGAATTAGTATCGACTCTATCCAATCTTCGAGCATCAGCAGATTCAGCTACAAACTTTTGTTGAGATAATGTACTAATACCAAGAGTAGCCATCTGCATTTGTAATTCTTTTATTTCAGCAGATTGAGCATCAAAAGCACTACTAGCTGGTTCTACATAATAGATTTTATTTCCTGGTTGAGTTGCCATTGCATAATTAACAGAGATAGCTAAATCTTTTGTCTGATCATCATATCCTTCCATCACAAGCATTGGTTGAGATGCAACGTGCAAACTATGTATTAAATCAGCTTGTCTTTGAAAATGTGCAAGATTTAAATAAGCAATATCTAATAAAGGTGGTTTACTTACTAAATTCTCTGTTTTTCCAGAATAAATAGTAACTAAAGGTATTTCTCCAAGAGAAAAACTACCAGATTCAACTTCTTTATATTCTTCTCCTGTAGTTTGAGCATCAAACTCTCCAGCATATGAGTTATCTGCAAGATCATACATCTCATCAATTTGATCTGTCTTACGAAATACTCTATATTTTCCAGGCTCTATAACTCTTATCTGTTCAAATACTTTTTCTCCAAAATCGCCATCAGGTAATACAGCTTTTTCAGCTAATCTTACTTGAATGAGATTTCCATAATTAGATTCTCTATCTAATCTCCAACCATATAAATTATTAGGATCTACCTCAATCCAGTAAGGTCTACGATCTTGTGCTCTTTCTTCAGCAAGACTAACAGCACCAGAAGGAGCAGGATAATCTACAAGAATATGACTTTGACCATAAGTAAGAGAACACATTAATATTCTTCTTGCATATTCATCTAAATCTGACTTGCAACCATCAACATCCATTTTAAACATCTCTGTCCAATAAGGATCTCCTGTTAGTGTTATTGGTTTTCTTAATACAAGACCTGTAGCTGCTCTTATTAATCTCTGAGTAAAAGGAGAAAATACAGCACGATTTACTCTAGCCATATAAGCTGTATAATCTTCTCTCGGTTCTAGTGGTAAAAAAGCTTCGCTATTTTCTCTTAAATATTCAGTGCCTTCACTAACTGCTTTCATTATTTCCCAACCCTTCATCATATCTAAAACTGCTCTAGTTCTAGTAAAAGGACTATCTACACCACCAACGGAACTAGAGGTAATAATTTTTGTTCTAATTTGACCTGGAATTGCATAAGTCATTGATTAACACCTCCATCGTTTTAAAGCTAACGCTTTTCTTGTAGGTCTGCCTTTTTTATCTTTTAATGGCCCTGGCATACCAGACATACGGGCACAAAATGATTTCCTTCTAGCTGCTCTTTTACCAGTTGGATTTTTTTCAGTAACAGGTGCTTGTAAATTACTACCAGTAGCACGATTGTATTTTGCACGACCTTTTGCAGTAAGACCACCCTTTTTTGATTTTTCTCCTCTACCTACAGATAAACTAACTGACTTGCGTTTTTTCATTTTCCCACCTTTGCCTGTGCTTTTTTATGAGCTTGGCTAAAAGTATCTCCTGCTCTCATTCGCCTTTTCATAAACTCCATATGCTTCGCACTATGATGCTCAGAATGTTTTTCTAATAAGTTTTTTTGGCGAGTGGTAAGTTTCACTTCTTTTTCTTTTTTTTCTTAGAACGTAGTTTTTTAAGATCAGCAGCCGTGATCTTATCCCGTGGTGGAGCAACCGCAGCTAATTTACGTTGTTTGCTCGAATAAGATCCCTTTGGCATTAGACAGCAGAAGTAATATCGCCAGTTGTTACAAAACTAACTGATACTGTAGAAATGTCTCCAACAGTAGAACTAAATGAAGTTCCTGTAATAATTCCGTTAAAACTTAATTTTTTACTGCCTGATGTATCTAAGAAAAGATTAAATGAAGCATCACCAGCATCTTCTTGTGTTAATACGTCTGTAATGATTTCAGCAGTATCGTCACCAGATGTTGCTGTGTAAAGAAGATCAACAGTACCAGAACCAGAAATTAAAGATCCCACATACTTTCTTGACTTGTCTCCATGAGCAGTACATTCAAGAGTATCTTTTGTTGTATCTAAAGTCCAAGCTGTTGTAGAAGCTATAGCTCCAACTGATCCAGTTCCGTTATCAAATGATACAGAGCCTTCTTCGCCACGAAAAAATGCCATGATTCTAAGAAAATTTTACTTATAACAATATATTACCTTGAAACTGCAACTTTCACAGTTATTTTTTCTTCTTTTTACGTCTATGTTGATAAGTTATCTTCTTACTGCTTGTTTTTTCACGTTTAAACCTAGCTTTTTCTGCCTCTGACATCTCTCCAACAGTCTTAGGTGTCTTACTTGATACACGTTTACTTGGTCTACAAGCTGGATAGCCTCTTTTTTCGCCTTTTGAACGACCACAAGGCTTACCAGTTTTTACATCAACCCAATTTTCAGCAAACCAACGGGTCAAACCACCTTTTGCTCTAGGATTTGGGCTACTTTTTGCCACTTTTTCTCTCCACTCGATAAGTCCCACCACGCTTCTTGTACTCTCGTACAAGCCATGCGTTAGCGTAAGCAGAAGGGTAAACAGCAAATTTACGTTTTGCTTCCGCTTTTACTCTAGAGTATAACGCTTTATTTACAGGAACATTCGCCACGTTTTTTACCTCCTTTCTTTTTCTTCTTCTTTTTCTTAGTAGTAGAATGGTACATAGTAAGAATTAGGTAGTTCTTAATATATTCTAAACGCAGTCTGCCCTAATGTCTCTGGTTTTGCCAAGTTAAATTGTTGTAGACAAAGATAACCAAAAGCATCAAAAGCGTGATCCACACCCAAATTTTTATTAGGCAAACCAGTATTTGGTGCATATGTAAGGGTTCTTAATGCTTTTATCAATTCTTTACATCTTGGATGTATTAATGTCCTTCTTACACCTTCAGCATCATACAAGGCAGTATTAACAGCAGTTATCTTATCTCTTATTTTCCAAGGACTTTTTGGACTTAAAACAGTAAAACCAGACCTTCTTAAGATCGTATGATCTGTAACTCCCACCCCACTTGTCTTTCTTGCACTACCAGTAGGATCAGGACAGGCAATAATTCTTCTATCCACCCCATACCTTCTTGTAACCTCTTCTGCAAAATCCCATGTGGTAGCACCTCCTGTCAGCATGATCTCATCAAAGACATAAAGACAATTATCATATTTATATGCACAGATTCCTGCCATAGGGTCAACGTTAAAATCTAAACCCAACAACAATGGCATCATATGTAAATCCTGCACTTCCTTATCAATATTGTCATCGCTGAAGCTAACAGCGACCAAACCAGTAAGATTTTCAAAACTTGCTTCAAATTCCTGTCTAAATGTCCTCGCATCCAACTGACTTCTAGCAGCTTCAACCTCTTCAGCTTTAACATTACCCCCTTCAATCGTAGTAAAACTCCATCTTTGCCAATCATCCAATTCCTGTTCTCCACAAAAACACCACATATCGTAAAACCAACTGGCAGTACCATCAGGAGTACTAATAAACAAAGCCCAACCCTGTTTATCAGCCAAAGCAGGTCTAATAACTTCAGCCCATACATCTCTTTCCATAAATGCAGCTTCATCTAAAACAACTCCTGCCAAACTTCTACCCCTCAATGCCATAGCATTTTCTGTTCCCTTCAACTCAATACTCGACCCATTTATCAAATCTATCCTTAAGTCTGTTTCATTCTTAGCTTGTATCCAAGTTTTAGGTGTCAATCTTTTCAATTCTTTCCACGCAATATCCTTTGCCATCCTATAAGTAGGAGCACAATAAAAATACACCTCTCCAGGTCGATTAATAGCACCTCTTAATAACTCAATACAGCTTAAATAACTCTTTCCAAACCTTCTTCCAGCAACCAACAACCTAAATCTTTTCTCACTATTGAACACCTCCCCCTGTGCATATCTTAAACTGACTTCATTTAGGCTCATATAACCCTTTTTTTCATAATATTACTCATTTTCTTTCGCATTTTATACTTTTAAGGCTATTATCGAAATATTAACCCCCTCAAAGACTAAGTCCGTGACTTCTTCCTTTATAAATAACTTTAACAACGACCTCCCAGCACCTCAACGTAAACCTAGAGTGCAAAAATATACTGGCGGTACTAATTCAAGAGCAGTTATTGAAGCTCGTTGCCAAAGACTTTACTCAAAACAGCTTGAAGGTAAAACAACCAGACAACTAGTAATAGAACATTCACACAGAGAAG